ACCGCAATGTTCAAGAAGCTGGATGCTATTGCTCGTGGACATACGCTTATTGATTACTCAATTAAGTTGACTCGTGGTGAGGCTACTGAGCAAGAGATTGCTTATCTTGCGCGTTACAACATTAGCAAACAGGAAGCTGCTGAGATTGCTAATGCGCCGTGGGATAAGACTGACGGTGGCTTGTACTTGCCTAACACACGCGAGTGGACGACAGGACGTCAGACTCAGGCTAACTATGTCGATCTAGGCTATGACACTATTGTATTTAGATATGGTGACGAGTTTAATGTCAGTCGTATTGTAAGCGATCCTGATGAATATTCTGCTGCACGACAGCGTTTTGGCTGGCGTGATAAAGATGATGGTATTCCTCTCGGTCATCATGAGTATGTGCATAACGAAAAAGGTGTTGTGTACATTAACTTTGATAAAACAAAAGAGATGTTTGACAACCTCAAAAACGCTGCGCTTCGACCAAGAATTGAAGAGTCTTTAAGGAAGGCAAAAGCAAAAGCCGCCAAGATGCCAAAGGGCAAAGCGCGTACTGATCTTGAAACGCGCATTATGCACGCTGAGTTTCGCCTCAAGCATGCTGACTCATTCAAAACAGAAAAAGATCTGCAAGATTTCATCCTTCTGCACGAAATGTTTCATGGAAAATTTAAGCAGAAGAAAAGCGAAACAAGCACAGTTTATGAGCGTCGGATTAACAATCACGCATTAAAGCGCTTAAACAAAGAAAAGCCGATCAAAGAACGTAAAACATCACAAGGCACAGTTGAAAACTTTCGCACATCAATGAACAGCGGCATTGGCAATACAGTTCTTATGGGTACGCCAGCAGACAAGCCGATTGCTGTTGATGGCGTATTCTATGTGCCAATGCACATTGCTCGTCAGGTTGGCATGAAAGAAGACCCAAAGTTCAAAGGTTATGCGCGTATTGAAAACGGTATCTTGTCTATGCCGTTTCAGTTTCTGTCTTATAGCCTTGCTGCCGCTAATAAAATTACGGCTTCTCTTGCCCAAGGTCAGGTAAAGAACCGTGCTATTGCAATTAGTGCAGCTATGGGCCTTGGGTATATGGGTATGGAATTAAAGTACAAAGACTGGCAAATGGATCGTATGGACTTAGGTACAAAGATTGCCAGATCTTTTGATGCTTCTGGTGTTGCTGCTTTGTATTCAGATCTGTTTTATACATCGATGGGTATTAGTATGGCTCTTGGTGGACCTGATATTGGGGCTGGCCTTATCAAGCCTAAGTTCCAGCAAGAGAAGAATGCCCTTGACGCAATTACTGGTGTAGCTGGTGCTGGTCCATCTTATGCTGTAGATGTTGGGCGTGGTGTTGCTAAATTTATACAAGGCGATTATGGAGAAGGTGCCGCAGAAATATTGCGTAAACTTCCCGGCGCACAGTTGTTTTTCTTAAAGGACACAACCAACGAAACAGCTAGAGCCTTCGCGGGTGGACGTTATTAACTAGAAAGAGTAGGATTGCGGTATGACAATCAACCTTGCAGACAATACACCTCGCGTATCGTACGCAGTAGCACAGGGGGCAACACAAACCTCCTTCACCGTATCGTTCGAGTTTTTCGATGCTGCGGATCTAAACGTGTATGTTGATGGCACACTCAAAACAATTACTACTCACTACACAGTGTCAGGGGGCGATGGATCAACTGGCACGGTAACAATGAGTGTTACTGGGGCTACTGGTGGTAGCACAGTCGTTATCACACGCGACATCGATCTTAAAAGAACTACTGACTTTCCTGCATCTGGATCGTTTCAGATTGGCTCACTAAACACTGAGCTTGATAAGCTGGTTGCTATTGCTGCTGACCTTGATGACAAGGCATCACGCGCACTACAGCTTACTGACTTTGACACAGCGGTATCTTTGGTGCTGCCTGATGTAAACACACGCAAAGGTAAGACGCTAGCATTCAACGCTTCTACTGGTGCTGTTGAGGCTGGGCCTAGTACATCAGATGTGCAGACTGTATCTGCTACAGCAGCAGACATTGCAGCGCTTGCTGACATTGAGGACGGCACAACAGCTACAGATGCCATCTCTGGCCTTGCTGCTATTAAAGCCAATGTAACTACGGTTGCAGGAATAAGCAGCAACGTGACTACGGTAGCAGGAATTAGCAGCAATGTTACTGCTGTTGCTGGTGATGCTTCTGACATTGGCACAGTTGCATCCAACATTTCCTCTGTAAACACCAACGCGACAAACATTAGTGCTATCCAAGGCGCGGCTGCAAATGCCTCAACTGCCACGACTAAGGCATCAGAGGCGGCATCATCGGCCACGGCTGCTGCGGCGTCTGCCACAACGGCCACTACTCAGGCCACTACAGCCACCACACAAGCCACAACATCGACCACAAAAGCTGCGGAATCGGCGACATCTGCCACGGCTAGCGCAACTTCTGCAACCGCTTCTGCAACAAGTGCAACCGCATCGGCATCGTCTGCCACTGCTGCGGCGGCAAGTCAGACTGCTGCTGCTTCTAGTGCGGCTGCTGCGGCATCTAGTTTTGATAGTTTTGATGACAGGTATCTTGGACCTAAATCATCGAATCCATCTCAGGACAATGACGGAAATGCCCTAGTTTCTGGTGCATTATATTTTAATAGCACCGCAAACGAGATGCGTGTCTATGACGGAGCCAACTGGATTGCGGCCACATCTGCTGGCAATGTCTCGCTGATCCTGTACGAATACACAGCTACATCAAACCAGACGACATTCAGCGGTTCTGACGATAACAGCGCTACTCTGTCCTACACAGTAGACAATCTGCAAGTTGTCATGAACGGCGTTATCCTTGACCCATCAGACTACACAGCTACCAACGGTACATCTGTTGTGCTGGCTTCTGGCGCTGCTACCAATGACCTAATCAACATCTATGCCTTTAAGTCATTCACGACTGCTGACATGGTAAGCAAGACTGCTGGCGGCACATTTGCTGGTGCTGTGACTGTGCCGCAACTCAATGCCGACAACATACGCATCGACGGCAACACCATCAGCAGCACAGATACGAATGGCAACGTGAACATCGACCCAGCGGGAACGGGTGAAACAGTAATTGACAGTTCTGTCAGGATTACGAAAACCTCTGGCGCACCGACACTGCTGCTGACTGACAACGACACAAGTGGTGATGGCACGATCGACGCAAGCGATGGCAACTTGCGATTTTATTCAGATAATGATCAAGAGGTTGCGGGAAGCCTAATGGGTTTCTATGTCGATGGTTCAGAACGTATGCGTATCGACAGCAGCGGCCAAGTAATGATTGGCACAACCACGGCTGGTGGACAGTTTACAGTTACGGAAGGCGATGCGACTACAATAATTGACCGTGTTGGCACGAATGTCGCTGGCATTAAGACAGGCAGCGGCGATGATTTCTGCGTCGGTACTGCTGACTACACACAAGCAATCAGGATTAAAAATTCTACTGGTCATGTGGGGATTGGTACAACAGACCCCAGTAGTGGTCACCTCTCTGTCGAGACAGCGCAAAATGAAAATGCGGTGTTTGTTCATAACAATGCGTCTAGTATGACCACAAGTTCAGTTCAAGTCTCATCATCAAGAAATACAACGAACGGCACATACCGACATATTCAAGCCTCTATTCATGGCGTTGCTGACAAGTTTAGGGTTTACGATAGCGGCAACGTAGAAAATTCAAACAACAGCTACGCTGGTATTTCTGACCAACGCATGAAAGAAAACATTGTAGATGCTGCATCTCAGTGGGATGACATCAAGGCACTACAAGTTCGCAAGTTTAATTTTATAGGTAGTGAATTAACTCAGATTGGTGTGGTAGCCCAAGAATTAGAAGCTGTTGGTATGGACGGGTTAATTACTGAAACCGAATGGCTTGATGTTGCGGCTAATCCTGACAACGAAGTTCGTAAGTCAGTCAAATACAGTGTGTTGTACATGAAAGCTATCAAAGCCTTGCAGGAAGCAATGACCCGCATTGAAACCCTCGAAACCAAAGTGGCAGCACTGGAGGCAGCAGAATGAGCAGAGCAAGAGATTTCGCAGACCTCGCCGGTTCGGCTGATGCCGGTGGCATTACAGGCAAAAACCTCGTCATCAACGGTGCGATGCAGGTCAGCCAGAGGGCTACGAGCAAAACTAACGTAGGGCCAAACGGAACTGGTGAAGGTTACACTGTATTGGATAGATTTCAGATTTCTCTAAGCGGTGACCAAGTGTCTACATTTTCACAAAGTACAGATGCCCCATCTGGCTTTTCTAATAGCGCAAAGATTGAAGTAACAACTGCCGACACCTCTCTGGCCGCTACACAGTTCTGGCATCTTAGGTACGGATTTGAAGGGCAAGATTTACAGTCCATTGCTAAAGGCACATCGGATGCCAAAGCATTTACTGTTTCTTTTTATGTAAAGTCCAACAAGACAGGTGTATACACAGTAGGACTTTTTGACACAGATAATAATAGACAAAACGCTTTGTCATACACCATCAACAGTTCAAACACTTGGGAACGTAAATCTCTTACTTTCAACCCAGATACTACTGGGGCATTTACTAATGATAATGGCTTGTCCCTGCGCTTAAACTTTGCCCTTCTTGGGGGTGCAGACCTTAAAAGCGGTACGTTTTTTAATGGAACTTGGGGCGGCGATGTTGATGCTAATGCCGTACACCCCAGTCAGGTAAATTTTGCTGATACTGTTGGTAACGAGTGGCACATCACCGGAGTTCAGATGGAACTTGGCGAACAGGCCACGCCGTTTGAGCATCGGTCGTTTGCGGATGAGATGATACGCTGTCAAAGATATTATCAAGAAGTAGCAAGTGGAAGCACATACTTTGCCGGTAATGGTCTTGGCACAACTAATATTATTGTAGGTATCCCGCTTGCCACTTCTATGAGAGCAACGCCATCTATTAAGCAAAACGGATATACTTTCCACAGGTCAGGCAATGTGAACAGTTCAGGTGCTAATCCTTCCGTAAGTAACTTTGCGTATGACATAGGTCGAAATGCAGTAGGGGTGCGTATTTCTGGGTGGGCTTCAAACAATACTGATGAAGTTGCCTACACTGTTACACCAGCAACTGAAGTGCTTGCTTTTGAAGCGGAGTTGTAAACATGAATGGAACGAACATTACGTCAGCGCAATATATGGCTCACCCGATTACTAATGAAAATGATGGTATAGAAGCCACCATTGATGGTCAGGCATACTATATCCCACTGGCTGTAGGTAACGCACACTACGACGAAATCATGCGACAGGTCGAGGCCGGTACACTGACCATTGCGGATGCTGACTGATGAGCAAGCCTACCGTCACATCTATCAAAGCTGAACTGGACACCCATGAGGCGGTCTGCTCTGAACGCTGGAAGGAAACCATACTTCGGATCAAGCGCATCGAACATATTATGATTGGCACGGCTGGCACCACCATTGTCTTGCTTATAGGGCTAATTGTTAATGGATGATTCATGTCTTCTTGTTGTTTGTATTTGTCGGCTTGGGTGAAGAGCAACGCCTCAAGAGCAATGATATGTACTTTCGCTCTGTTGATGACTGCGTGTACTTTGCACAACGACTGCATAAACAAGGACAGAAGATCACCGCTTACTGTTTGCCAGTCATGGTAGATAAGGACACAAAGGTGTACTGATGTTAGCAGAACTTGCAGCAGCCAATGCAGCCTTTGCAGTTATTAAAACCACCATTCAAAATGGGCGTGAACTAGCTTCTGCTGGTAAGGCTCTTGGCACCTTTGTCTCTTGCAAAGAAGATCTTATGCGAGAGGGCAACAAGAAACGTGCCAGAGGTGTAGGCGGTAACGATCTTGAAGAGTTTATGGCTCTTGAGCAGATCCGTGAGAAAGAAAAGCAACTCAAAGAACTGATGATCCTGTCTGGCCGTCCCGGTCTGTGGCGTGACTATGAGCGGTTCTGTGAAGAAGCCAAGGATGGTAGGGCCAAAGCTAGGCAAGCTGCTGTTAAACGCCGGAAGAAAAACATTGAGACTGCTGGCAACGTAGGTGTTGGCCTTGTTATTGTGTTTGGCATAGTTGGTATATTGCTGTTTGCCTTCTGGATGCGGGGTGCCTTTGCACAGGCTGCTAACGATCTGACTGTATGCCGACTTACCAAGTGCATGAAGATTGATAAGAAAACTACAGCATGCGTGTATCGTGGCGCACACAATACCCAAGAGACTATGATGTTTGCACCTAGAGAGTTTCGCCCAAAGGAATATCTCTGCCAGTGGGACATCGATCAGCCACCGCCACCTAATATCTATGACACCCTCAAAGCAATCAAGGATAGCCAGAAATGAGTGCTGAACAGGTTTTGCAGTGGAAGATACTGCCGCGCTTTATGATGTTTGTAATGACTATTATGTACATTCGTGTGATTGAATGGGGAATGTCATTAGATGATATTACTACACAGCAGTCCGCAATGGTGAGTGTGGTCAGCGGCGCAATGACTGGCGCTTTTGCTGTTTGGCTTGGAAGTGAGAAGCGATAATGTGGGACATGCACAACAGGACAAAGTAAATGATACAGGCTTTACTGCCCATTGTAGGTGAACTGGCTGGTGGCTGGCTGAAAGGCAAGGCTGCTGAAAAGGCTGCTAAGAGTCAGGTAAAGGTGGCTCGTGCTGAAGCTGAGGCTGAGGTGATGAAAGTCGCTGCCACGCATGAAGCTGGCTGGGAAAAGATTATGGCTGAAGCCAGCAAGGATAGCTGGAAGGATGAGGCTTGGACTATTCTGTTTATAGCTATCATTGCCATGTGTTTTATCCCGCCATTGCAGCCCTATGTTGAGCGTGGCTTTGATGCGTTGAGTCGCACACCAAGCTGGTTCCAGTGGGCCATGTATGCCTCAATAGCAGCGTCATTTGGTTTGCGCGGACTAAAAGGATTGAAGAAATGAACATCGATAAGCTAATGGAAGAGTTAAAGATTGATGAAGGTTGTAAGTATGAAATTTATAACGATCATCTTGGATACGCTACATTTGGTGTGGGGCATTTAGTGCGTGAAGATGACCCAGAACACGGCCAGCCTCTCGGCACCCCGATTGATGAGGATCGGGTGCGAGAGGCTTTCGAGCAGGATCTTGATAGTGTGCGGCGTGATTGCTTGCGTTTGTATGATAGCTTCACAGAGTTACCAGATGATTGTCAGTTAATAATTGCCAACATGATGTTTAACCTTGGGTATCCAAGATTATCAAAATTCAAAATGATGAAGGCTGCTGTTGAGGCTGCTGAGTGGGACGAGGCTGCAAACCAGATGGAATCTAGCCGTTGGTATCGACAGGTGCCGAACCGTGCTCAGCGTCTGGTTGATCGAATGCGGCTTCTAGCTGTTCCAGCCTAATCATTTCTAATGCGGCTTGCTGGAATCTAATACCCATCTGCATCATTTCTTCTGGCGTCATGTCTTTATGATGCAGCTTGCCTTCTACGCTAATCTTCAAGCCATCGTTTCTTGGTATTACAAGTATCATTGTTGTCTCCATAAGAAAGACGGTCAGACCGTGAGGTTGGTCTGACCGTCAGTTTGCTAGGAGTTAAGCCGGAGAACCAAAACCGACTGCCTAGAAAGGTATATCATCATCGACCTCTTGTGAAGCAACTTCTTGCTGTGGTTCTACTTCTTGTTGTTGCTTTTGTTTCTCGCTGACTTTGAGTGACATGAACTTGCGTCCATCTTTCTCACCGCGCCAACCAGCAACGCGCCAGTCTTGATGCAAGCCGTCGAGTGGGCCTGAGTAATCTGGCGCTTTGTCATTGCCGTTCTTGTCGTTGCTAAACATAACACCGATCTTCTGGAAGACCTCTAGGCGCTTCTCGCCTGTGTTTGTTTCTGCTGTGACAATAACGATTGGCATGTCTTCACCAAATACATTCAGCTTGCCGTTAAGCAGCAGCTTCTGTTCGGGCCAAGGTTTACCGGCGATGCCGGAGTTTGTGTTGTCGTATTCAGCCATTGGGCTTTGCCCCTCCGTGTGGGTTGTCGATCTTGTATTGAGTTGGTGCGCGTCCGCGAGTTTTAATAGGCAGTCCTGCTTTGCGCATGTTCTTGATGTAGGTTCTGATTGACTCTTTGGTGTATCCAAACTTAGCCATTGCATCTTCAATGGTTCTGTATCTGGTCAGCATGAACTTGGCTAGACTTTCTGGATACCAGTCTGTCTTGCGTTGTCTGCTTTCTGATACAGGTTTGTGAACTACAACTGACGGTACCTGTTTTGGAACTGTCAGCATGTCTTCAAGCATCTTGTCGATACGCGCGAGTCGGTACTCGATCTTGTCGAGTCGTTTGTTGATTCCTAGCATTACCAAGCCTCCTCTGCTGGTGCACTGCTCTTCTTGGCAACTTTGGTTACTTTGGGTGAGGACACGCTGGCTGCATTGCCATCATCGTCCTCTGACGGCAGACCAAAGGCTGCTTGCAAACCATAACGCTTGGCGTAGGTAATGCCGCTGCCCATCTTTTGCGGGTCGGTATTGTCTTTGGTAAGCACTGGTGTGCGACCAGTCATTGAGTCTCCAGACTCGTGCATGATTGTTGTGGTTACAAAGATGTGATGCTCATCGAAGTCGACAAGCTGGGTGAATGTCAGCCCAACCTTGCCAGCTTCTGCGCGGACAGTCTCAATGACTTCCTCTAGGCTGGCATACTTGGACTTGAAGAAGGGATTGGCTGCACCCTTCTTGGCTGCTGCTCCACTGTCGTGGAACTTGATTAGCGCTGTGGCTAGATTCTTAGTCGTCATAGTGGTTCTCCTTTACTGCGATACGAAGTGATCCGCGCTTGTCGCGCTTGATGGTGAGGAGATCGCAGTACACCTCTCGCTCTCCATCGCCTACCATTGCCTTGAGATCGGCTTTGGCAGATTCAAATAGTTGTGCATTGCCCTGCTGCTCGATGTAGTCATGGCACCGGCTGATGAACTCATTGTCACCAGACGCATCACGCTTGACCATATCGTTGACAGGAATCTTGTCTGTGTTGGGCGAGGCAACATGATTGCCATACACCTCGTCAGCCTCTGCTGGTGGTGTGTCATCTACAACAAGCTGCCAGAATGTCTTGAGATGCACACGCATCCGCTCGACGTAATCATCAGCGCGAGATACACGCACTGACTCCCAGCGTCTGTTGCCAAACAAGACTGACAGATAACATTCTGTGTAGTTGCCAATCCACATGTAGAACTGGATCTGTGGCATGTACTGCTTGAGTACATTTTCGATGGTGTTGTTGTCGTAGGTGTGTTTGCACTCGATTGGTGTGACACCCTCAACAAGACCGTCAAGCATCCCTTTGCATGGCACACCGTCTACATCCAGCTTGATCTCATGCTGGCTGGCAGACACTTGCTTGCCTGTCTGCTGCTGAAACCAGTTGATGTTGAACTGTTCGGTGAATGTACCAAGCTGCACCGGCAATACATCTGATAGATCGTCAGGCTTTTTGCGTCCTGTCTTCTCTTCCCAGAGTGATATCCAGTCACCTTGCATGATGCGGCGCATGTCGCTACCGCCGATAAATCCTATTCGGTTCATTTGGTTCTCCTTTGTATGTATTCTACTGCGAGTATGCAGTAAGCGCAACCTTCTTGGATACAAGTGCATCCATTAGTTTCTGCCTCTTTTCTATGCGCCAATGAATATGCTTGTGGAACTCGGCGTATGCCGGCCAGAAGGTACACGACTCAGCGACCTTCTGGACGGCATACAGCACGATGTCCGCAGGATACTTTATCAGTTGTGATGTGAGCGATTTGATCCTGATTGTCTGATCTTCTGCTGTTTCGCCACTGGGCTTCACCACAAGCGTGGCAAGCATAGTTAGCTGCTTGCCTATATCTTCTGGCGAGAGGGGCGTCAGTGACGCTTGTACGGCGTTTAACGCACGATCCAGTGACTGTTCGTCCTCACATTGTATGTCGTAGCGCAACAGTGTGATTTGTATGTCAGCATCACGAGGGAATCGTGTGCGTTCAACAGGACTAATCGTCAAGCCCGGCAAGGATGCCAGCGAAGTGACCAGATTGCTGTCCACCTTTGCCGGATCTTTTACTTCCAATAGACGAGCCACTGCTCGTTGCTGCTGCTCCCCACTCAACTGCTTGACGACACCACTTTCTATAAGCGAGGTCAGGTCGTTTGAATGTGTTGCCTTTCGAGAGGTGGTGATTGCGGAACTTATCTGTTTCAGCGTCATGGTTTATCTTTGCTCCTAACTTGTTATCAATGTCCTGTTGTAGATCAGAACTTGGTTGCCAATCTTCTGTAAGCCCTGACTTGGCTACTTGCTTTTTCTTTGTGAGTAGCGGGGCAATGTCTCGCTCGAACACATCGCCATCAAAGATTACCAGAGTTTTGGGCTTGCCTGTTTTACGTTTGTAAAATGCAACGTCGCGCACAACGGTAAATGGATTGGGGAAGTTTGACTTGTCTCTGTATTTTACTTCCACCACCAACTCAAGTCGTCCGAGTTTCCAGATGATGTCGCCGGAGTATTCTCCTCCGAGTGCGCCTGAGAGGGGCTGGCGTTTGGCTGTGAAGCCGAGTTCTTGTAGCCAGTTGACGAACCACCTTTCGTGGTAGTTTCCCTTGTCGCGATTCTTGTTTGCCATTGGTTCTCCTGATAGCAGTCAAGGCAGATTGTGTACCAAGACGGCGGGTTGATGCCAGCAACAGGGCAGACAAACCAAGGTGTCACTACTCCACATGCTTCGCATGTCTGTGACTTGCCTTGATTAAGATTTTTTTTGATGCGTCTGTTTTTGGCTGGCATTGGTTATATAATCAAACACGAGTTTAGCTGTTTCGTATCGTAACTCCTTGCCTTGCTTGGCTCTGTAATATGTTGAGTCGGGCAGCCCCGCTCTGATGAAAGCATCTTTGAGCGGAACTTTGTGGCGTTTGGCTCTGTTAGTGAGCGTTGTCATGTAGCTTTTCATGCAGGGATACTCCTGCAATGTCGCAGTCATGTCAATCTTTGATGCGTATTGGCTTGAGTGTGTAGCCCAGATAGTTGAGAGCGGCTTCGATATCATTGACTCGTGGCGTATGCGTAGTGCGCCACTTCCTCAATGTATCTCTGTGAAGGCCAACTCTTTCTGCAAGATCTATCTGGCAGCATCTTTGCCTGTGCATTTCTTTAAACAGAAACTGCACAACAGGATTGCCATTGGTAATTGCTGGCCGATATCTAAACTTCCGCATCTTCTGTGTAAAACTCCTTTGCCCACATGATTAGTTGCTGGCGACCAGACTCACCTTTGCGTTTGCGATGGTCGGTAAAGATCAAGCCTTTCTCTTTGAGTTGCTTGTATCTAGCAGTGATTGTGCTGTATCGATGGTTCGGCAGGATGCGCAGCACATCGTCTGATATGCAGCCATCGGCAGAGAAGCTGGTGATTGCAGCTAATACAATCCGTTCCATCTTGCTAACATCAAGCTGCTCGGCAGCGTCATGGCTGGTGCTTGGGTCATCACGACGAGCCAGCTTGTACGCTGGTGTCTCTGGAAAATCTGGCTGGTCTAATCCCAGCTTGTCAAACAGATCGTTCATTGATTGGTTCTCCTAGTTTCTGATTGATAAACATGACACACGCGTCGTGTTTGTATTCTAATCGACGCCAGTCTTGTTCAGTGTAGTGGTCACGATCTTTGAGTTGTATCTCAAAGTGGGTAGCGATTGAGTCCATCAGGTAATGATACAGTTCGTATCTCATCAGGTTCTCCATTTACGTCTCCATAACTCAGGCCATACTGAGTGCTTGCCTATTGCTGGCTTCTTAACAACCGATGGCCTGATATGTACCTCGTCTCCTTGTGACTTGTTGCCTTGGTATTGTTCTTCTTGGAAATGAACATCGACTGGTCCAAAGAACATAGTGTCAAAGTCAGGGTCTATGACTGTGTGATACTTCCACTTTGTGTTTGCCATTCGTCTATCTCCAAAGCTGTCTCAAGAGCATCATCATCTGATCTTGCGTAAACTTGTTGATACACAATGTAAGACTGCATCACGACTAGATGATCGCTGTCACAGAAGGGGCAGAAGCCCCCGCTGTCTTCGCTGTAGTGCTTGAGATCATGATAGTGTTCGATCTGCGCTTCGCAATCTTGACACTCATAATACTCACGGCTCAAGGTGTGGAATGTAGTCATCCAACTCCTCCATTGGATTGGCTGCCTCCCATGCTTTGGTCGCGCGATCTATAAATTTCTTGCGATCAAAGCGTGGGTTGGTTGCTGCTAGTTTGTCAGCCATGTCCTGTATTTTTGATGGCCAAGGCAAGAGTGGTGCCACATTGTCTGCAATGTATTCAAAGTGGCGTTGCTGCATGAGCGACATCATTTCACCTCTTTGATTGATGGGTTGATTGGTTCGGCAACGAATCGGTCAAGTGACTCGTGATACTTGTTGCTGATGCTGTTCAGCGAGTGAAGGGCTGTCTCAACATCGTAGCGAAAGGCATCCTTGCCTGTGTCGTTGATGTTGTCTTTGGCCCTGTCGAGGAGGCCGATGGCCCCCTCGATCAATACGATGAATGGTGTGGACATGATGTCTCCTATGCAAGATGCCAGTTGGCTGGCTTAAGTGCTTTGATAAGTAGGTTCTCACGATTGCGTCTAGCAACGTGCGGTGTATTGCTGTCACCAGTATGCGTAGACCAGTGGGTGCAAGCGTTGTACAAAGCCCACTTGTTTTGACCGAGTTGAACTTTTTCTTTGTTCCACTGGCGGCAAAGCTGCTGGTAACGAGTCCAATTTATTTTGACGCTTGCATCCTGTGTTGGGTAACGACACAGCTTCATCTTGAAGAATAAAAAAGCTGTCTCGTCATCAACTCTGGTTGTCATCCAGCTTTTGTATACATCTTTGTCTTGCATGAATGTCTCAAGACCAGCAACGATCTTGGTGGTGCTGCCTTTGACATTCACATTGGTGGTGTGCTTGGCCCATGTGTTAGCTACAGTCATGGCGTTACTACAGCCATTCTTGCACCAGAGTCTGTGACCACGGCTGGTCTGCTGGAATGCCCAGCTACCATCGTAGCTGTTGTAAAACAGGATCTCGTGCTTGATGATATCGCCAACATCAGGTTCGATCACCAAATCGTTGAACAAGAATCGACCACGCATCTTGGCTCCACCGTCGAGTGTGTCGATAGTCAAGTCATAGTCACGGCTGATGCCTGACTCATGTACAGCATCGACCATTGCATTTACGACAGTCATGTTGGTGATTGGCTTGTACTTTTTTCCGTGAACACCCAGCACTTGATTGGTGTCAGTGCGCACGACTGCTCGTGCCATATTTTCTGGCACCTCAACATTGTCGGTGTGGATTGATGATGCGTGTAAGCTGCACATCTCAACTGGGAAATGCCACAGGTCTTCTTTGACGATAGTTCCGTCCATTTTGGTTCTCCTTGTTGGCTATTCAGCCATTGTGCGGACAATGCCGCCGATGAAGGCGACACATATGCCGCCGATAAGACATGTGATCTGAAAGAAGAAGGCGCTGTTATCCATTGGCTCTGCCATGGATGTGCCAAAGATCAGAGCGAACATGCCGATTCCGATGAGAAAGTTTGATAGAAGTTTCATTTTTTCCTCGTTACTGCATACTTGCAGTATAGCAATGATTGTTGTGTTTGCAACGCAGTTATATGGCCGTTCTAAGGCGGTGCTGCGGCTGCATACCGGTCAAAGAAAAAGCCCCGCAGCCGAAGCTGCGAGGCTGTGTCAACCGGTTAAGCTGACTTGGAGAAGAAGGAACCGGCATCTGCGGTGGCTGCTGCGTTCTGCTTGGCAGTTGCAACCTCATCTGGGAACATCTGCTGTTGCGCCTGCTTGAGGTAAGTGAGCATCTCTTCTGAGACGCTCTGCTGATCGTTGTGCCAGTTCCAGTCCCGCTCCCACTGGAGGAGTTGTCCCGCATCGAAGGCTGGCGCACCCTCGACATCGCCGTGTCTGTTGGCGTTCATCTCAACGCCCTTGTCGAAGATCTGTGTCTTGATCTCTTCCTTCTTGTTGATCGACCATTCCAGATGATCGATGAACTTCTGAATGTGGTACTGAACTGATCTGTTTGTTGTGTTGTTTTGTTCAACAGCAGCAAGAGAAAAGATGTTGGTCAGGTTCTTGGCAAGTCCATTTACATTTGATTGCTTTGACATTAGTCACTCCTTAGCAAAGAGGCGAGACGATCCCGCCTTACGAACAACCCGCAATCACAGTAGCCTCTGCAATCAAGTCAGGCTCGGCCGGCATGCCAGTTTGATCCAGCCCGCTTGCGCGGATGCGCACTGGCCCGCTTGCGCGAAGCGCAAATAAAAGCGCGGGCCAATAAGCGCGGGCTGGGCAGCAAACTGAGCATGGGCGAGACTTGATACGCGCGACTAGCGCGGGTGCAAAGAGGCCGCTGTGATGCGTTGGTTGTTCTTGGCGGATCGGGTCGTTTCTTTGGTTAGGAGTGCTATGTCAATGCTAGCAAATGTGGACTTGGCAAGGTTCTGCCAACAGCTTTTCTCGCAGTCTGATGTTGTTGTGGAGCATGAATATACTTGAGGTATATCCCCCCTATCCTGCGCGTGTTGCAATGCGCCGCGCAACGTCCGTCAGTGCTGCGATTAACAGATCGCAGCGCTGTCGCAACGGCCGCTGGCGCGTACATAGGCCACGCGCACAGAACAGATGATGAAGGGCTGAGTGAGATATATTTGCATTTAGTGGGTTGACATGGGGTTGACAGATCGGCCACTTTGGGGGGGAACACAAGGGGGGGCAACAGTCAGGTTTGAGTATGACAGTAGCTAAGACACTAACTGGTAAACAGATGGCTCTAGTTGATACGCTCGTGTCAGAAGGATGTAGCATCAAAGAGGCAGCTGGTAAGGCTGGATACGCTGAAGGAGAAAGCGGCAGAGTCACAGCCAGCAAGGCTTTGAAGCTGCCTCATGTGCAGCAGTATATGATGCAAGCGGTAACTGAAAGCTTGGGTGTTAATGCTACTTATGCTGCCAGCAAGTTGCTGAGACTAGCATCTGGCGCTAAGTCAGAGTACGTTCAGTTGGAAGCAAGCAAGGACATACTAGATCGTGCTGGGTTTAAGCCTGTAGATAAATCTATGCACTTGCATGCTGGGGAAATTAAGGTGAGCATAGACCTGACATAAGGGGGGTGCCCCCAAAAGTGTGGCTATGCCAGTGTGACGTAGTACCACACAGACATTATAGGCAAAAAAGGCTCGATCATGTGTACAGGCGGAGATCCCGGTGGGGGAACATCAGAAAATTTGAATCCACCGAGGGTTCGCAAGGCTCCTGCTAGGGAAGTTAGTGGTCCTGCGTCTGCCAAGCAGCGTGAGGTTGGTGTGAGTTACAAGCCTTCTAGTGGCATAAGTCCGGGTGCTGTTCGTGCAATTACTGGCAGTTATTCTAAAAGCAGCCCTCTTAGTGACGTAGCTGTTGGTAACATTGCTGGGCGTTCTGACATTACCAAGGAGCAGCTTGGTGATTTACAGACTAGGGCGACTGTAGGCACTAGGGGTTTAGGCAAGGTTGGCACTGTTGGCGGTATATTGAATACGATTGGCACTGCTTCTGCTGCTCGTTTGATGGATAAGTTGAAGAGTGACACGCCGACTATTGGCAAGTTGGGTGACAAGCCTAGCTACAGTGTGAAGCCTGTAACAACCAAGACTGGTTCTATTGTTGGCGTTACTGAGCCGGGTACTTTTGGTGGCCGGGTTTATTCTGGGCGTCCTGACATGAATCCTATGGCTTCCAAGAAGCAAGAGGATGACACTCCTGCTCCTGTTTCTAAGCCCAAGGTTGAGGAGCCTGTTGTTGATGTTGAGCAGATGGGTAGTGATCGCAGGGCCACAACAAAGAACAGGCGTGGCGGTGGCCGCAGGACTTCTTTTGGCACAAGGGCTAGTCTGATTAACTTGAGAAATGTTAGATGAGCAAGACTCCGGCATGGCAGCGCAAGGAAGGACAGAATCCTCAAGGTGGCCTCAACGCTGCCGGACGCGCATCATACAAGCGGGAAACCGGCGGCACACTCAAAGACCCAGTAAAGGGCAAGGCGAAGACACCACAGAGCAAGAGGCGGCAGGGCAGCTTCTTGGTAAGGATGGGCAGCGCCAAGGGTCCGTTGATAAAGGATGGGAAGAAGACACGATTGAAGCTCTCACTAGAGGCATGGGGGCATCGTGGTGACAAGGCTAGTGCTGTACGCAAGGGTCGTTCTTTGTTAGCCTCTTACCAGAAGTCTAAGGAAAGGGCTAAGGCATGAAGTCAAAAGCAAGAACATTGATTGGCAAGCAAGAGAGCAATCGTATTAATGCTCGATTGCAACCAGCAATTCAAAATTTAATATCGGGCAAAGATGATGTTAGTGGCAATGCTCTTACAAGCTCCGAAACAAAGCGGTATGTTAGAGACATTAAAAATGCCATAGACATTGGAATGATTAGCAGAACTAACGCAAGGGTTAAGTCTGCTCTTGCCGCTGCAATGAAATAAGGAACTGTGTAAGGCATGAAACGTGCAATTAAGACGCCTAAAAAAAATAAAAGTTTGATTAAGGCTAGTGGTGCTGGCGATATACTTTTGCAGTATGGGCCTGTTGCTAAGGACATATTAACTGCTATTGGGGACTATGGACCACCAGCAGCAGCCGCTGGCAGTGCTGCTATGCTTGCTGGCATTAGACGAAAACTTAAAAAAATCGATGAAAAATATGGTGGAGGAAAGTAATGCCTAACGTAATGGGAAAGAAATATGCCTACACTGCTGCGGGAAAGAAGAAAGCCAAGAAGGCTGCTCGTTCTTTGCTGAGTGCTGCACAGAAGAAGTTGCCGCAGGATTTGCAGGATAAGATTGCTAAGAGCAAGATGCGCAGTGCCTAAGTATCAGTTCAGAGACGGCACTCCGTATGATGGGCCGTATTTTATTATGCAGGACGGTAGGGTTCTGTCTGGTGCAACTTACACACGCGACTCAAAGCGTCTAGTGGAGATGGAAGATGGCGGTCAACGAAGCGGGGAATTACACGAAGCCAGCGTTGAGGAAGCGCCTATTCAACCGCGTAAAGCGCGAGGGAAAGGGCGGAAGCCCCGGTCAGTGGTCAGCAAGAAAAGCGCAGCGTCTGGCTCTCTTGTATAAAAAGGCTGGCGGTGGATACACTAGCTGATGGCAATGGCAGATTCACAGAAATCCCTAAGAGCATGGACGCGACAGAAATGGCGCACCAAGTCGGGGAAGCCTAGCACTCAGGGCAGCAAGGCTACTGGTGAGCGGTATCTCCCTGCTGCCGCCATCTCTGCCCTGAGTGACGAAGAGTATCGGCGCACTAGCCGGAAGAAACGCGCTGCCGTAAGGCAAGGCAAGCAGTTCTCAAAGCAACCTAAAAGCATTGCCAAAAAGACTGCGAGTTACAGATGAGTTTCCTGCACACACTTAAACCAGAAGAGCGAGAGATCCTGCGCAGGGTGGTGAAGAAAGTCCACCTTGTTCACCACCCGAAAGAGTTTGTTACTGACCGCGAGGCCGACAAGGTTATCGCGGCTATTGGTCCAGAGGTGGTTGATCGGATGATTAAGTTCGGCAAGGATCAGAAGGTTGACCAACTTTAGCTACAAGCCTGACGGCAACACCCTCAAAGCATTTATGAAAGACAATACGTTCTTTCGTGGCATCAGGGGGCCGGTAGGCTCTGGCAAGTCAGTTGCTTGTTGCGTTGAGGTCTTTCGCCGTGCGCTAGAGCAGAAGCCAAACAAGGATGGTGTTCGGCGCAGTCGATGGGCAATCATCCGAAACACCAACCCACAGCTTAGAACAACGACAATCAAGACTTGGCTTGACTGGTTTCCAGAGGATCAGTGGGGCAAGTTTATGTGGTCGGTGCCATACACACACAACATCAGGCAAGCTGATCTGGAACTTGAGGTTATCTTCTTGGCCCTTGATCGCCCCGAAGATGTAAAGAAGCTGCTGTCTTTGGAACTTACTGGCATCTGGATTAACGAGGCCAGAGAAGTGCCAAAGTCTATTATTGATGCGTGTACTATGCGTGTGGGTCGTTTCCCTTCTATGCGTGAAGGTGGGCCGTCATGGTCAGGTGTGATTGCTGATACCAATGCACCAGAGGAAGATCATTGGTGGCCGATTATGTCTGGCGAGGTTCCTGTTCCTGACCACATTCCTCACGAGCAAGCGCGTATGCTGGTCAAGCCAGACAACTGGAGTTTCTATGTACAGCCATCTGGTATGCGTGAGCAGACAGATAAGAACGGCAATGTATTAGAATATACGTCACATACTAAGGCTGAGAACGCCAAGAACATGCTTGAGAGTTATTACTCGAACCTTATTCGAGGCAAAACTAAAAGCTGGATTGATGTGTATGTAATGAACCGTCTTGGCACTATCCAAGAGGGTAAGCCTGTTTATCCAATGTTTAATGTCGAGACACACATTGCTACTGAAGAAATACCTATTGCTGCTGGTATTCCGTTGTACATTGGCATCGACTTTGGTTTGACACCCGCTGCTGTGTTTGGGCAGAAGGTGCGAGGTAGGTGGCTAATCCAAGCTGAGATTGTGGCGATTGATATGGGCATTGTGCGCTTTGCTGAGATGTTGCGCCAAGAGATTGCTACTCGTTTTGGCGATCTTGATGTGCATATTTTTGGCGATCCGGCTGGTGACTTCCGTGCGCAAACCGATGAAAGCACACCGTTCCAGATTCTGCGCGGTGCTGGTCTACGCGCACAGCCTACACACAGCAACTCGGTAGATCTGCGTCTTGAGTCAGTGTCTAGTAATCTGAATAAGATGGTTGATGGTAAGCCAGCGTTCTTGATTGATCGTCGCTGTCCTACGCTCATCAAGGGATTTGAGGGTGGATATAGCTATAAGCGACTGCAAGTATCTGGTGAAAGGTTTGATGACAAGCCTGAGAAAAATATGTATTCGCACATACATGATGCTCTGCAATATCTAATGTTGGGTGCCGGTGAGGGGCGTCAGCTTATCTCTGGTCAGAAGCCAGCAAGAGCATTTAATGCCAAGAAAGAGTTTGATGTCTTTGCTAGAAAGCCAAAGCAACAAAAACGCAGTGGCTTGTGGGCAAGGATGTAAGATGATACAGGTTAGTAAAGGAGACTGACATGTGCATTGGTGGCGGCTATAGAGGCCCAGCAGTAGATCCAGAAGCAGAAGCTGAACAGGAGCGTAGAAAAGAAGCTGCGCTTTCTGAAAAGCGTGAGCGTAAGCAAGAGGCTCTTGCTGAATCTGTAGAGGCTACAAGCAGGGGTTCTGGTCGTCGGTCTTTAATTACTGGCTCTGGCGGTGGCATGGGCTATTTCAATGAGTATAACAGATGATTGTAAATACTGACGCCGGACAAGCCACATACAGCAACGATAAACTTGCTGGCATGTACATGAAGAAATACGAAAAGGCAAAGTCTCTACGAGAGAACTTTGTCGATTTGTTTGAAGAGTGTTACGAGTATGCGCTGCCACAGAGGGAGTCGTTTTACTATGAATCAGTTGGTCAACGTCGAGATGATAAAATCTTTGATGAAACAGCCGTTGTCGGTGTTCAAGAGTTTGCATCACGCTTGCAACAGGGTTTGGTTCCGAACTTTGCACGATGGGCAGACTTTCGTGCGGGATCTGAAGTCCCGTCTGAAACACGCGAAAGCGTTGATAATGAACTTGATGAAGTAACTGAATACGTCTTTGAGGTGATTCAGAACAGCAACTTTGGTCAGGAGGTGCATGAGTCATTCCTTGATCTGGCAGTTGGTACTGGTGTGTTGTCTGTATCTGAGGGCGATGCAATCAATCCAATTGTTTTCTCTGCTGTACCACTTCCGCATGTAGTGCTGGATACTGGACCTGATGATCGCATCGATCATGTGTATCGTGAGCGTCAGGTACGCGCATCTGATGTGCCGTTGATGTACAAGCAAGCTAAGATTGGCAGCAAGCTACAGAACAAAATTAAGAACGCACCTGATGACAAGGTGAAGATTCTTGAGGTTGTGTGTAAGGATTACACAGTAAAGAACGATGAAGCCTATCTGTTTTACGCTATTGATTGCACAAACAAGGAAATAGTCAGAGAGGAGAAGTATCGTGGTGTGGGGTCAAATCCTTTTATTTGCTTCCGCTGGTCGAAGTGCAGCGGGGAAGTCTATGGACGCGGGCCTCTCATCAATGCGCTTAGCGCTATTAAGACTACTAATCTTACGATTGAGCTTATACTTGAGAATGCGCAAATGGCTATCTCAGGTATCTACCAAATGGAAGACGACGGAGTAGTAAACCCTGACACGATTAGTCTTGTGCCGGGTACTGTTATTCCAAAGGCTGCTGGCTCTCGTGGCCTTGAGCCTATTCGTGCAGCCGGTTCATTTGACGTAGCCAATCTTGTTCTGTCTGATATGAGGCTCAATATCAAACGAGCCTTGTACAATGACATGCTTGGTAATCCTGATCGAACCCCAGCTTCTGCAACAGAAGTTGCAGAGCGTATGGCCGACCTGTCGCGTCGTATTGGTTCTGCTTTTGGGCGACTCCAAGCAGAGTTGGTACAACCTGTTCTTCAGCGTGTAGTTTACATCTTGAAGAAGCAGGGACGTATTGAACTGCCAACAATTAATGGCAGGGAAGTAAAGGTTCGCTCTGTATCGCCACTTGCACAGGCACAGGCAAACCAAGACATTACATCTGTGGCGCGTTGGCTTGAGTTAGTTCAAGCAACCTTTGGCCCACAAGTTGTGCAGATACTTATTGATTCAGAAGAAACAGCAGCATACCTCGGTAAGAAGTTTGGTGTGCCAGATTCATTGATCCGCGACCTTGAGGAACGCAGACAGCTTGTGGCCTTGGCACAACAGTATGCACAGACTCAACAGGGAGCAATGGGTGGCGCAGAACAAATACCTCAGCCTTGACGGCTACCAACGTGGTCGTCCAGATGATGAGAAGATAAGCATCAACATAGCTGCCTTGTTCAAAGATGAACTTGGCAAAGATGTGTTGAAGTATCTTAGATCAATCACAATAGAAGCAGTTAATGGCGCAGCAGTAACTGATGCGGAGTTGCGTCATATGGAGGGGCAGCGGTACATCGTGGGCCTAATAGAGTCGCGCATCCGGCATGGTCAAAAGGTGAAATCAAATGAATGAAGTAGAAGCAACAGCAGAAGACTCTGGCATTGTAACCGAGGGTGGCAATCCATTGATGGAGCCAGAAGCGGCACCCGATCCGCTTGCTGCGCTGCCTGAGAAGTTTAAGTCTATCGATGATCTAGTTGAGTCCTACTCTAATCTTGAGAGCAAGATTGGCGCTAAGGAAGAAACATTCCGCGATCAGTTTATGAAAGAGATGGAAGAGCAAGCCTATGCAAATAGGCCAGCCGATGTTGGTGACTATGTTCTTCCTGATAGCATTGATGATGAAACAGCAACAGACAATGATTTGTTGCAGTGGTGGGCAAAGACTGCATTTGAAAATGGCTACAGTCAGGATGAGTTTGCTGAAGGCATTGAGATGTATGCACAGGCAATCAATGCTGATGTGCCTGACTATGATGCAGAGGTTGCAAAGCTAGGCGACAATGCTAGTGCAAGGACTGAAGCAGCTAGTTTGTTTGCCAATCAGTTCTTCCCAGATGAAATGCTTGGTGCTGTAGAGCGTATGTGTGAGACGGCAGAAGGCATTATGGTGCTTGAGCATGTCATGGAAGCTATGCGTGAGGGTGGTCCATCAAACGGAGCGATTGAGGTTTCACGTGAAACAGAGGCTGATCTGCGCCAGAAGATGCTTGATCCACGTTATCACGATCCTGCGCGTAGAGATCCAACCTTTGTGAAAGAGGTTGATGATGGCTTCAAGCGTATATTCTCAAATGGCTAATGAGGTCATACGAGTTGGTAGGCTCTCGTTAATCAAAAGCCTACCCGAACATGCAGAGCGTGTTGCTGACAACATGCGCAAGGCTGATGTAAGGGAATGCTATATACACAACCTTACTCCACTTGAGGCTTTGACTGAGCCATTTGTTATTGATGGGGCAGTAACCTACACACTTAGGCTTGATGAAACGCCCATTGGTATGTGTGGGAATGTGCCAATAGATGATGTCCACGCTAGAATCTGGCTACTTGGCACTAATGGAATCAACTACAATTTTCGTCCGTTCTTGCGGGGCTGTCGCGCAACGATTGATTTGTTGCAGGGTAGCTTTGCAAGCGTTGAAAACTATGTGCCAGTGGATCATCACGACACAATTATGTGGTTAAGTTGGTGCGGGTTTACCTTCGATGAAACTATGTATGAAATAAACAGTCACACCTTTATGCGATTTGAGCGTTGCGCTGTAGATAAAAATGATGGTATTGGTGAATTAAGTCGGCCTGTAATGCACTGAGCGACCCGCAAGGACAATCGCGTTGAGGATGCCAAACAGATAACCGTCAATGTGTAAACAACCTTTGAGGACTGTAAAATGGCGAACACTATTGATGTCGCATTCATTAAGCAGTTTGAGTCTGAGGTACACATGGCTTATCAGCGTATGGGTTCCAAACTGCGGAACACTGTGCGTATGGCAAACAATGTGACTGGCTCGACTGTTCGATTCCAAAAGATTGGTACTGGCACTGCTTCTACCAAATCACGCAACGGCAACGTAACCGCAATGGAACTGGCGCATACGCAAGTAGAAGCCACCATGGCTGACTTCTATGCTGCTGAGTACATTGACAAGCTGGATGAACTCAAGATCAACATCAACGAGCGTCAGGCTGTAGCGCAATCTGCTGCTGCCGCACTTGGGCGTAAGACTGATGACATCCTGTACACAGCAATGGACGCTGGCGCTAACTCAACTCAGATCCACGACGCATCATCTGCTCTTGAAAAAGCTGATCTGCTGTCACTGTTTGAGACATTTGGCACAGCAAACATTCCAGAAGACGGTCAGCGTTATCTGGCAATGCACCCGAAGGGTTATGCTGATCTGTTCAACATTACTGAGTTTGCATCGTCAGACTTTGTTGGTGAGCAGAATCTTCCGTTTGCTGGTGGCATGACAATGAAAGAGTTTCTTGGTTTCAAGATCTTCTCAACGTCAGCGATCACTGCCGGTAAGAACATGGCGTATCACACTTCATCTATTGGTCTGGGTATCAACGCTGATGTCACGACTGAGATCAACTATGTCGCAGAAAAAGTATCACACCTTGCAACCTCGATGATGTCGATGGGTGCAACTGTTATCGATGATAACGGTGTGTACGAAGTTCTCGACAACAACTAGGAGGGTTAGGAAATGGCTTTTGCTTCAAGCGGACTAACTCGTGTTGGTGGTGATTCAAACGGTAGCTTGTGGATGTACACATCTGCCGATGCGATTGCCACGGTAAATACCGCAGGGTATTTTAACAGTGCAGCAAACATGCTTGATGTTCGGGACTTGATTATCGTTCGTGATACTAATGTGCCAACAACAAACTTTTGTACTGTTTTGTCAAACACTGGTTCAGTTGTCGATGTGTCTGATGGCACTGCGGTAGCTGAGACAGATGGCGACTAAAAAGGAGAGGGGGGTGAAAGCCCCCCTCACTACTCATGGCAGTTAGCAGCACCGCAGCAAACTCAGCAGTTGATATCTGTGCAAGGGCATTGATCCTTATTGGCGCAGAACCAATTACGTCATTTGACGACGGCACCACAGAGGCTCTTGTCTCTGTGAACATGTATGAGGATGTGGCAAGAGCATCTCTAGTAAACGCACGTTGGCGGTTTTCTACTAATCAGGATGTGCTAAACAGACTGACTGATGCTCCAACTGGTAGATATGATAATGCTTATCAGCAGCCAGATGGCACGTTAATGATTCATGCTATTACCGTAAATGACAACCCGATTGAGTATCAGATTTACGGTGATAAGATTTATGGCAACACATCAACAAATGATGTTTTGATTGCAGATTACACATACAGGGCAAACGAACAAGATTGGCCCTCGTACTTTACGATTGCTGTTGAGTATGGGCTGGCAACATTGTTCGCCACATCTATTGCAAGAGATCCAAGTCTTGCGGCTTTAATGCAAGACGCTTCAACAAAAGCGATGGCAAAGGCTCGTAGTTTGGATGCACAGCAGCAGACCACGCGCAAGCTGGTAACGTCGAGGTTTATTACTGACAGGCGAAGTTAATGCAAAGAGTCCGCGTACCGATAAGTAACTTTCAGTATGGTGAGATCAGCCCTTCTCTTGTTTCCAGAACTGACACTCCGCTTTACAACAACTCAGCAAAGAAGATTGAAAACTTCTTTCTGCGTAACGAAGGTGGTTTGCTCAAACGGTTTGGCACCAAGCGCTTATATGAGTTTGACACTACGGTAGACTCCTCCGCTACCCAGCAACTCAGGCTGGTGCCATTCATATTCTCTGATGATGAGCGTTACATCATTAGTCTTGAAAGCGCAAAGATCCGCATATTCCAGATCAATCCTACTACTGGCGCTGTTTCTTTGATTCAAACGCTTACTCAAGATGTTGATAGTAATGCTATTCCTTTTACCAATGCCAAGCTGCCAGAACTAACATACGCACAAGCTGGCGATGTTATGTTTATTGCGCATCAAACATTTATGGTGCGCAAGTTAGTGCGCACTAGCCTTACAACATTCCAGCTTGAGTTGATGACATTCAATCAAAGTGCAGATGGTTTTAGAATAAATCAGCCATACTATTCTTTTCAGCCAATAGGCATGACTCTTGATCCCTCTGCTTCTAGTGGGAATAGCATTACAGTCACAACAAGTGCTAACTACTTTGACATAACCGGCAGTCAATCAGGTGGTAACTATCCTAACTCAAAGCATGTCGGGTCAGTCTTGCGCTACCACAACAACGAGATAACAATCACATCTGTTCAATCTGCAACACAGGCAACAGGCAATGTGCAGGACGAGTTGCTTGTGCATCTTGATAGAGACGCCATTGAAACAACAGATGGCAGCACAAGCATACACATAACTTTTGTTAATCATGGCTTGGCTGTAAATGATTCAATAACAATATCTGCTGCTGGTGCAGTTGGCGGCATATCAGCAAACAACATAAATGGCACTCGTACAGTAACTGAGGTTATTAACGAGAATGAGTTTGTTGTTGTTGCTGGCGCTTCTTCTAATGATTCTACAATAGGTGGTGGCTCTCCAAAGATTGTCACACATGCTGCGGCTACAGAGTGGGGTGAGCAATCATACAGTGAACTGCGCGGCTATCCCGGTGCAGTTACCTTCCACGAGAACAGACTATGGTTGGGCGGCACAATAGCCCAGCCTGATGGTATATGGGCAAGCAAGTCTGCTGATTACTTTAACTTTGATGTTGGTGATGCGGAAGATGATGATGCGCTTGACCTGACGGCTTCTATTGGTGAGATCAATACTATACGCCATCTGGTGTCTAATCGTGACTTGCAGATCTTTACCAGCACATCGGAAATGTATGTGCCGTCATTTACTGAAAAGCCAATCACACCAACCAATGCACAGGTGCGCAGACAAACATCTTACGGTGCAAACTTTGTGCGTCCTGACTCGTTTGATGGTGCCACGATCTATGTGCAGAAGACCGGCTCTGTTGTCAGAGAGTATATCTATTCTGACTCAGAAGCAGCGTATGTATCTACTGGCATCTCTGTGCTGTCACCGCATTTGATTACTGGTCCGGTGCAAATGTCTATTTTGCGTGGTGCTATTAACCGCCCAGAGTCGTATGCCTTTGTTCTGAACAATGATGGTACGCTTGCTGTGTTTACATCGAACAGGGCAGAGCAACGCGCTGGGTGGACACAGTGGACTACAACAGGCAAGTTCCATTCTGTATGCACAGTAGATGATCGTGTGTTCTGTATTGGCACCTATGACACAGGCGCTGGCACATCTAAGCATGTTCTAATGGAGTTTGATTCTTCATTGAACATGGACTTCTCCAATGACTTTACCGGCTCTGCTGGTGTGTTCGATGTCTCTAGCCACTTTGCAAATGGTGCAAAGGTCAAGGTTGTTAGCGGCAATGATTACTTGGGTGAGTTTACAGTAGCTAGTGGCAATGTAGATGTGTCTGCTGTGCAAGAAATAACAGCAGCAGAGATTGGCTTTGGTTTTAATGTTGAGGCTGAGACGCTGCCTATTGATGCACAGATTGGTGGCGGTCCACTTACAGGTGAGCCTCGCTCTGTAAACAGGGTTGTGGTTGATTTGTTGAATACTTTGTCTGTATCAGTGAATGAGAAGAGGCTTGTCATTCGCACTGTCACTGATGACTTTAGTCAGGCGCGTGTGCCTGTTACTGGCAAGAAAGAGTTTCGTTTGCTTGGGTATAGTAAAGATCCAACAGTTAAAATTACACAAACTGCGCCAGTGTCACTGCAAGTGAATGGCATTGTTGCGGAGGTATCGTTCTAATGGCAATACCATTTATGGCAATACAAACTATAGGAACTACCCTTAGTATTTTTTCGTCTATCCAATCTGGAAGGGCTAAAAGGTCTGAGGCTGAGTTTAATAGAAAGCAGCTTGAGTTTAAGGCCAAGATGCAAAAGGTTGAGGCTGCGGAAAAAGCTAATCTTCGCTTGCGCGACTTTGATTCTGCCCAAGCATCGAACCGTGCCTTTGCTGCATTTATTGGCAGAGATCCCGGCGATAGATCTATGAAGGCATTCATGGACAGACAGAAAGAGATTGCCTATCAAGATGCAGAGGCTCTTGAGTCTGGCGCTTTGATTGAAGCCTCACAGACTAGGCGTATGGCTGCTATGGAAGGTGAGCGAGGACGCAATGCTATTGTTGAGTCTTACTTTAATGCTGGCAGTGCAGTCACTACTGGTCTGTATCGGTATCATGTTTACAAAACGGATGAGACATAATGGCTGTAATTAAACAAAGGCGTCAGTTTCTTCCGCAAAGCATTGGTGTAGTACGCGCTAACACTGGCGCTGCTGAGGTTGCTCGTAGTGTTGGCGGTCTTGCTAACGCAATGATCGAAACATCATTTGATGAGTTAAAAAAACAAGCTCGTGATCGCGGGCAAGAGCTGGCAGAAACCGCTGATCTTCGTGCTATTGATCCTAAGACTGGCAGGATTGAAGCGCTTACTGTCCCTGTTGATCTCGGACGCGCTGCTGCTGACTCGTATGAAGAACTCATTGAAAGACGATATGTAAGCCAGACTGAACAAGACTTCAAAACAAAAGCTGCTGAACTTGCTGTTGAGTTTGAGTTTGACCCTGATGGAGTTGCTAAATTTGATAGCCAGTTTAGTGAGTTTATTGAAGAAACAGCAGCTAATGCTTCGCCAAAATTTTCTACAGCTTTTAAGAACTTTGGTGCAGCCCTTCTGTCTTCTAATAAACTTAGCTTACAGCAAAACAGAAATAGAATTGAAAGACGCTCTTTAGCATCAGACGCGGCTGTATATATTGACCAACAAGTCTCAGATTATACAGACATGATTTCACTGCCTACTTATGCACCGGGATCTCCGGCAGCAGAAGATGCTGAGATACTACGCGACATTGCTATAATGGAGTTTGAAAAGGCTCAAAAACTTTTCCCAGATCTAATTACACCGGCTCAAGTAGAAACAGCTAAAGCTAACTTTGATCGCGCAACAGATGTTGCTATTGGCAATCGAATTATTAACAAGATCGAACTGTCCAGCGACATGGATTACGCAACTGTAAATCAGGTTGTGCGTGTTATTCGTGCGCGTGGTGCTGGATTAGAAACTTTGCCTGATGAAATAAAAATGGATGTGTCAGAGATTTTAATGTCTCCAACATTCAATGATAACGTCGATACAGTAATGCAAGACATCAAGCAATATGGCTCAGACAAATCTATTGAAGCAACTATTGCAGCAGCAGAAAAATCAGAAGAAGAGTCAGAAGAAGATGAAAAGCGGCGTAATGCCCAGCTTGAAAACAGATTTGAACTCATGCCAAAGCGTGAGAGGGTTGTTTCTAGCATTACTGATGCTCTTAATAACAATGACTTTGCCAATGCTGGCAAGCTGTTTAACGAGTATTCAAAAGCAGCTATTGCATCAATTAAGGGTATAGAAGACGAAGGTGCTATAAATGCAGTAAATGGCAACATTGATTATGTACGTAATTTCATGCTGGATCAGATTGTAAACAAGGCGAATGGAACAGCGGCAAACGCATCTGATCTGTCTAAGTTTGCAAACTATGTTATGAGCAATGGTAAGGCTCAAGACAAACCAGAAGGTGAAATGCTAACACTTGCAGACAATTTTATTGAGTTGTCTCGCGGCGTTAATGTGCAAAATAAGTTAAATGGTCTTGTATCTGATGCCAGACGCCTAGCTTCTGATGAAGCTGCAACAAGAGCGTCTCAAGCTGATCTAGATACAGCAGCCGCAATGTCTACTGGCTTTGCAGATAATTCAACAGCTAGTGTCAAAAGAGTTGCAGACCAACTTGTAAGGCCAAAAGGCTCAATGCCTAATTGGTACCTTAATGAAGGCTTTGAGTCTCGTTCAGAGTGGCTAACTAAGCTAATGACTCAAGCTAATGGTGCATTGCCGGGGCCACTTATTAATGCTTTGAAAGGCTCTTTGAAAGGTAGGTTTGATAACCGACCAGAGGATCTTGTAAAGCTGGCTCAGTATTATGCACAGGGTCGTCAAATGCCTAGTGCCTTTGGAACTCCAAGGAACCTTTGGCAAGATCACCTTAGTGCAGAGGAAATCGGGTTGCTTGAGGGTGCGCTTGCTGTTGCTAGCTTTGAGGGCATTGATAACTTTCCCAGCATTCTTGCTACTTTGCGTAATGCGTGGCCGGATGGGGTTCCAGAGAATCAAAAGGTGTTTGATGACAAGCTGCGCAGCCTGTTTGGTGATGGCAAGACTCTAAACGATCTAACGGCAGAGTATTCTGTTACAGAAACCTTTGGCTTTACCAGTGACATACCGAACCCGAATATTGCTGGTGAGATTGAGCCGCTTGTTAAGTGGGCAATATTGTCAAACAATGACTCTGATGGTGTTAAGAACATGGTAATGCGCTATGTCGATCAGCATTATCCAGAGACTAATGGCATTATTCTTGATCCGGTTTTTGGCAACATAAACAGGTCTAAGTTTGCTCTGTCCAAAACCTTTCATGAAAGAACGCCACAAGCCATTGCGGCACTAAATACTATTGTTCAAAGGAAAGTCCAGTTAAGTGGCGCAGAAGATGACCCGCGTAACAATTACTACTTTGGCGTCAGCGTTGACAATGATCGCTTGCGTGAAAGCATGTTAGTTGGTGGACGCCCATTGCCACCGGGCTACAAGTCTCCTTACGAACGGCGCATGGATGAGATGGAAGCTATTGCCGCCGGAGAGATGGATCCATCTGAGTCGATTCCTGTTGGTGCTGATGGCAGTATAAGAACTTATTTGGTGCCACAGCCTTTGGCTCCTGTTGGTGGCGAAGAGAACGTTGATACAGTTTACCAGATGTACAAGATAAATGATCGCACTGGTCAAATGACCCCTGCCTTTGTTTATAGAAAAGATGCAGATGGCAATGTCTTTGCAGAAATGGTGACTATACGCATGTCAGAAATTTATGCAGAGTTGGGTGTGGCACAGACAGGATATGTTTATCCATGAAGATTGTTTTAGATCCGTTTGCTCATAATGACGTTCTGTATTCTGGTGTACAGACTCAGCTTGCTGCGGATGACCCAGCATTTTTTGATGTGGTCGAAGCATCTGTAGGCTATACCTACGATCCAATTATTGAAGCCATCAACAATAGGATTAAATATGACGGCCTAGAGGACATCAACTACCGTCCCTTAGATAACATTGATGGCTACGAGGCATACCGTGATGACCTTATGGATGCTAAGAACGCCGAGCATATGGCTGATCTTAAACGCGCTATTGATGAGAACCTTGCAAGGCGCGACGTACTGGCTAAAGCAACTTTTGGTCAGCACTTTTTTGCTGGCCTTGCTGATCCTGTCAATCTTGTTGCACTTCCTTTTGGTGGGCCTACCGTGGGTATGGCTCGTTCTTTTTTAAGGACAGGTGGATCTGTTGCTGGATTAACTGCATTACAAGAAGCTGGTCGAGCAACTTTTGATCCTGTTGGCACAAAAACAGAAGTTGCGATTAATGTCGGCTCTGCTTTTGTTATTGGCGGTTTACTTGGCAGTGCAATATCTATTCCTGCGTCTCGTCGCGCTGCCGCATTTGAGGCTACTGAAAAGTCGCTAGGCGAACACGCTGCTGTTCTTCGTGCGCAACCTGATGTGAACAAGAATCTTCCGTCACCGACTACTGAGCGTCCCTTGTCTCAGGTAGAAAACTATGAACTTGATGCCGTTACTGGCACCGCTCCACGAGTTATTCAACAGTTACAAGAAACAGCAGATGAGGCTGTAAGGCTCGTAGATGAGCGTAGAGCGGCATTTGATCGTGCAACTACCCCAGATGACATGACAAGAACTAAGGCTGCTCTGGACGAGGCTGAGGAGTCTGCAAGCAATGTTCAAGCAGAACTCAATGCGCGTAAGAACGAATATAATATGTTCCAGCGCGAGGCAGATCTGCGTAAGGCTGACCAAGCTGCCATTGATGCTATGGACAATCCTTATGGACTGCCAAAGAATCTGTGGACTGACAGCATATTTTATAAGTTTGTAAGCACACCTATGAAGCGAGTGCTGCAAGACACCGGGATTACCGATAACGCTAAGAAGATCATTCTTGGCATTGCTGGTGACAGTGGCATCTTGCTTAACATGCACCGTGGTGGGCTGCGTCTTGGCCCATCTGTTTATCAGAAGGCGGCTATGCGTGATGGCGAGTGGGTGCAAGTCTACGATGGGCTGCGGAATATCTATGGTGCTGAGTTTGGCAAAGGCAAGCAAACATTTCTTGATTACGATGCCAGCAACAATTTGATTGGCAAGGCTGCTGAAAAGGTATTTCAAAAGTCTAAAGACCAACCTCAAAACATGTCGTTCCAGCAATATATTACAGAGGTTAATAAAAAACGTATGCGCGGTGAAGCAGCATCAACAGATGGTGAGTCTCGCGCAATGAAGTTGCTTGATGATTTTTATGAAAACTGGGAAAAGCGCCTTAATCAGACCGGCCTTATTGGCAACAGAGCGTTTTATAAGAACAAGTCTATTTTGCTTGAAGGTGACATTGCTAAACGACAGGCAATTGTTGACAATCTAAGAGTAAAATTAAATAGAACTGCGGCTGACGAAGATCGTCTTGCGCACAACCAGCGTATGCTTGGTCGCCTTAAAGATCAGAAAGAAGACATTGATCTACAGATCGAAGCGATGAAAGACTTTCCTGCTACTGGTAACTTTGCAGAGAAGTTTCACCCACGCTACTGGCTTAAGGGCGAGGTTGAATCTCGCAGGGCAGATCTGCACAGGATTTTGACTGAGTGGTATCAGAAGAATCCTTATGTGTATGTTCTTAATGAGAAGACTGGCAAGTATCAAAGGGTGCGTACAGATCCTGATACAGCCGGTAAACGAGCAGATGAAACAATAGATAAAATCCTGGGCCTAGATGATGTTACCGCAGAGGGTAACGCTTTCTATGGCTATGGACGCTCAAAGCACTTCCGTCATCGTGACGTTGATATTCCTAACGAGCTTGTGCTGGACTTTATAGAAACCAATCCTGTTGCTGTTATGAAAGCATACACAGCAAAAGTTGCGCCTATGTATGAGATGCAAGCTAAGTTTGGCAAAGGCATTGATGATCTGCTTGATGAAGTAGAAGACGACTTGCTTGCTGCTGGTGTTGGACGACTGCGTATTAATAGAACATTGCGTGACATCCGGCATCTTAATGATCGTGTACAGGGTCAGGTTATTCGTAATCCAGATGCTCTAAACTACAAAGCTGCTATTGTTCTTAAAGATCTAGCTATGCTGAACTATCTTGGTTCTGCTGGATTTGCCACTCTTCCTGACTTTGCCAAGATCATGATGGAACATGAGATGGGTACAGTTTGGAAGAGCTTGTTTGGTGTAATGTCTGACAATCGCATCCGCATGAGTGCAGAAGAAGGACGCATTGCTGGTGAGATTATCGACATTCTAAAGGGTGATGCTCACCTAAGATTTAGCGAGAATATGATTAACAATCCCTTGAATGAAGGATTGATGTCAAATGTGCGATCAACATTCTTTATGCTTAATGGCGTTGCGCCTATGACCGCAATGTTCAAGAAGCTGGATGCTATTGCTCGTGGACATACGCTTATTGATTACTCAATTAAGTTGACTCGTGGTGAGGCTACTGAGCAAGAGATTGCTTACTTGGCTAGGTACAATATTGGCAAACAGGAAGCTGCTGAGATTGCTAATGCGCCGTGGGATAAGACTGACGGTGGCTTGTACTTGCCTAACACACGCGAGTGGACGACAGGACGTCAGACTCAGGCTAACTATGTCGATCTAGGCTATGACACTATTGTATTTAGATATGGTGACGAGTTTAACGTCAGTCGTATTGTAAGCGATCCTGATGAGTATGCTGCTGCGCGTCAGCGTCTTGGATGGAAAGACAAAGATTCCGGCATACCTTTTGGTTTTCATGAATATGTGCATAACGAAAAAGGTGTTGTGTATATAGATCTTGAAGAGATTTCTAAAAGATTTGCAGCTTTGAAAGCAATGCCAGCCAAAGAAGCAAGGGCATTAATTAAAAAGAACAAAGATCTTGTTGCTGAAATGGCAGATGGCCCAGCTAAGCGACAGGCTGAAATAGGCATAATGCACGCTGAGTTTCGTTTGAAGCACGCAGATTTATTCAAAACAGACAAAGATCTGCAAGACTTCTTTTTGCTGCACGAAATGTTTCACGGCAAGTTTAAGAAACGCAAAGGTGAACAAGAAATTGATTATGAGCGTCGAATTAACAATCACGCTCTAAAGCGCTTTAATAAAGAAAAGCCGATCAAAGAGAGCAAAACATCACAAGGCACAGTTGAAAACTTTCGCACATCAATGAACAGCGGCATTGGCAATACAGTTCTTATGGGTACGCCAGCAGACAAGCCGA